ACAGGATGGCACCCGAATAACGGTACTTGATCTGGATCGTGTTCATAGTGATGTAGTCTCCGTGGTTGACTTGCGTGAGTGTATCAGAGGGCGGGTTATGCCTCGGCGTCTTCCTCGGCCATGGAATCACGCACCGCCTTGAGCTTGGCGACCAGCGCCTCGTCTTCCTTGCGCGGCGGCAGCTTCTCCATCTTCTTGAACAGCGAGGCGAGCGCGGCCTCGACGTTGAAGAACGCGGCTTCATCCTTCTCGGTCTTGTAGTCGTGCCACGGCTTGCCCGCAGCAGTCGCCATGTTGAGCTGGAGTTCGGCCACGTTGTCCCGCAGCGAGCGGCCCTTGCTGTACTTGAAGCGCGCCACCTTGGCATCGTCGCCTTCGGCGAGCGACACGGGAGCGAAGTCCAGCATCCACAGGCCGAGCGCGGTCTGCTTCATGCCGCCGGACACGGTGCTGTAGAGCAGGTTGATGAGCGTCACGTCGCCGTGCTGATGGGCGTGCAGGCACACGGCGAGCGCCGCCTGCTGGATGTCCTCGATCAGCTTCGCACGGGCCACGCCGATGCGCTTGATCGTGGCCTTGATCTTGGTCTTGTCGGTTTCGATGTTGTCGAACATGGTCAGTCTCTCAGTTGGAACCGTGCCAGTCGCACGCACTAGCACCCTGTCGCCAAGGTGCTAGGTCATACGTCCTCAGTTGATCCTTCGCCAGTGGTCGCCGTCGCTGTCCACCATATGCGCCCCGTTCGGGACCAGTGCGTATGCCCGTTGCCGATCCTTCTCCAGCGGGAGCAGGTCCAGCATTTCTTCATGCGTCACGCGCACTCCGCTCGCACTGATCCTCCGACCGCTCGCATCCGTGATCCACATTCTGTAGGTCGGATTCATGGTCAGCCCCCCAGTCCGTGGCAAAGCGGCTGCGGGAGTTCGTAGTCCAGCGCATAACGCGCCTTGCCCTTGACTTCCGTGCGGTTGCGCTTGGCGTAGCGTTCGGCACGGCCGACGGCGCGTCTCGTAATCGGGACGCATGTCGAGCGTGGACGCAGTGCGACTGAACTGCATGAACTTGCGGATGGTACGTGACATGATCGGCTCCTATTAGCCGGGTTGGGTTCACGGTTATGCACGGCGAGTCTACATGCTGCACTCAGGTGTCTGTGCGCCAGACCGGATTCGACTCCGATGTACGCACTCTTACCCGTCATGCTTCGCCTTTGTGCGAGACCGGAATCATGCTGCGGATCAATGCCCGCCCACAATCAGCCGCTCGCCGTGCATAACCGTCAACCCAAACGAAAAAAGAACAGATGCCGTTGAGCATCTATCCGCCGGGCTTCGTGTCCATGTATCCGCCCGGCTATACCAATTCCTTAATTCAATCGGACCATTGGTATGCCGTAGTTTACCGTGTGGAGCGTTGCTCCCTTGCACGGTGCCCGACTTGTTAGCTTCCGCGACGGGTTGTAAATCCGCCATTGCGTTGCGCTAACTTCGCGTCCATGGTGGGCGTTATGTTCCTGCGCACGTATCGCCGTAGCTATACGCTCAGGTGTCGCCAGATATGGACGGGCTTGGTAATCTATTCCCAAGCTACGCGGTAAAGACTCGAAAGCCTAGAGCTACTGCCGGTTAGTGAAGCCGGGTTCATTCGGGATTCCGCGTGTGTGTCGTGTCAGCTTCACCGATAGCCCATCGCCTTAGCAGCGCCTTAGCGTTAGTCTAGCCCGGTGTCACCCTACCCGATGACGGTAGTACCATCAGAGTTATTAGCTCCGCACCGTTTAGCGTCCGGTCGTCACGACGTTGTGTAGCCTATAGTTACCCTTAGTGGCCTAGCGTGGAAGCGTTTGGCCGCTAGGCGAAAGTCATTGTGTAGCTATCGTACCCTATTCCCTGCCGCAGTGTCAAGCCCTTGCTTGCCACCTTGTAAGCTATCGCCTCGGATCGCTTGCGCACCTTGTTTCCGATAGATGGATATGGTGACAGCGATTGCTTACTGTGTTGACATCTTACCGCATCGCGGCTCGCTTGTCAATCCCTAGCGTCTTTGCCTAGCTCATCGCATCGGCTCAGATAGTCAAGGTCGGATGCCCTTGTCGTCGGCCCGTAGGCTTCCCTCCGACTTGCTCATGACTTGTCACTAGTTCCCGACTAGTCTACCGCATTGCCTGTCCCTTGTCAAGTGTCCGGCTTTGTTGCTTGGGCCGGGACTCATATCGAAGATATCAGGCTTGGTGTGCATTGAACCACATTCGAGGACCGTTGTCAACACTGGGCTAAAGACCGATATGGTTTTCCCGACGAACGGTTGTATCTGTTATGGTACCAATTCAATCGAGGTGTGTTAGTACACCAGCACACCAGTTCAGCGGGCGCAAACGATACAGATGCCGCCCACGCTCGCGCCTACGCCTTGCACCGTCTCCGCCCATGGTAGCACCCATGCGGCTCGCGGACGGCCCGTGTAGGCCCGCTCCGGCAGGCTCAGCGCCTACCGTGTGGCCATTGGAGCACGGCCCGGACCTCCCGTCAAGCACGACCCGACGAACGGTAACTAGTGTCATAGTGCTGTAGTGTCATGGTGTGCTGGTCAGGTATAACACCTCGCATCGCGTAAGGCTCGGATCGCGCGCGTGTGTGCGTGGCGAGCGCGTGTGCATGCCCGTGTGCGTGCGCGGGTGCGTGCGCGGGTGCGTGGGTGGGTGTACGGGGGAATGCGCGTGAGCTTTTATTGGAGTGACCCTCTCGAATTAGCAAAGCAAAATTTGGCCCGAGCTACCCAGTAGCCACCAGATAGCCCGGCCCAGCTCGCTTATCGCTCCTTCCGCTGCTTACATCGCCACCCGCAAGCCTTCTCGTATCCGTCGTACCACGCCCGGATCGCTGCCTTGTCGGCGTTGCAGAACTTCAGATCGTACTCCCGGGCCACCGCGAGACGAATTGCATCGCCATTCGTGGGATTCTCGCCCTTGAGGTACGTGATCTTGCAGTCTTTCAGGTATTCAGGGGGCGGACTCGGCAGGGTCACGCAGGAGGTCAGCGACATCATCAGGAAGAGGCTCATCAGCCCAGCTCCGATTGTGCTGGAGAGCACGTTCGACTTGCGCATCTTTGGTTTCCCGTTGTTCGACGACGGTCTTGTACTCCCGGACGTACACCTTATCGGCTTCGGCGTCGGAAGTCAGCACATCGTTCTTGGATTCGAGGCGCTCGGTGTTCCACTTCATGTAGGCGTAGCGCCCACCGAAGAACAGGACCACAACGAGCAGGATTGCGCCGAGCACCAGCTCAGCTTGACGGCCGATAGACATACGGACCACTCCTCAGGCACATGGCCTGTTCTTCGGTGCGACGGACCACGAGGCCCTTGAGCACCTTCTTGTTGGCGTACTTCCACTTCGGGTACTCGTTGCAGCTACCCTTGCGGTCTCCGGCGTTGAGCTTGCGGAGAAGCGTGGACGCACGGAACTTCGGACCGCCCACGTTGAAGACGAAGGAGGTCGCGGCATCGTATTCACCTTGCTTCATCGGGACGCGCACAGCTCGCTGGACGATCTGCTCGGCCTCCAGCAAGTCCTGTGCGTACCAGTGATCGCACTGCTCCGGGGTGGCTCGCATCCCACGGTACACGCCACGGGTGTGCCCACGGCAGATGGTCCACGGCTCGCCGCCGGTTCCCGGGTCCGGGTAAGCGACGAGGCGGTAGCCCTCGTGCTCGGCGATCTGCTCGGCACCACCGAACGAGAGGTAGGTTGCCCCACCTCCCGCCACGGCAGCAGCGAGCAGCGCGCCCATTACGCGCTTGCTCACGTTCATCAGGAAGTCACCCCGCCGCCCGAAGACGGAAGCTGTGCGGAAAACCAGTTCTGCAAGTCGGCGCAGTGCTGGATGATGTTGGAGCGATGCTCCGGGTAGGCGATGCCGAAGTCACGCAGCGAGGTCAGAAGCTCCGACAGGGCCTGCTGCTGGGGAAACGGCACATGGATCAGCGGCGCGTTCATCAGATGCCTCCGGTGACGGTGACGGTACTGGTGTCGGAGACGCTACCGCGCGTCGCCGTGATGGTCGTGCTGCCCTCCGCCACGCCCGTGACGACGCCACTGGCGCTGACCGTCGCGATGGCCGGGTTCGCGGACACGTAGGTCGTGGTGCCCGCAGCGTTCTCCGGCAGCACGGCGGCCGTGAGCTGCTGCGGCTCGCCGATGCCGGTCGAGAACGACGCCGGGGTCAGGACGAGGCTGGTCGCGGCAACGCTGAGGCGGTCCTTGGCGGCGTCGATGGCAGCCTGCACGCGCGCCGCGTCGGCGTTGAACAGCGTTTCGAGCTGCGCAGCGGTTTGCGGGTACTGCTCCGCGTGCTCGACGAGGGCGAGGAGTTCGCGGGCCAGCTCGGCACCGCGACCGTACAGGCCGGTGTAGTTGGAAAAGTCGCTCTTACGCATGGATACTCCTTCGGGTTATTGGAAATACTTGCTCAGGACGTTGCCGCGTCGGCCCGGTCCTCGGTAGTCCTCCGCAGTTCGCCTCCCCGTGGGGTTGCGGAACCACTCGACCCACTTCTGGTTTTCGGCCTTAGCGACCGCCTTGTTCTGGTCGAGCGCAAGCTGCGCCGCCCAGTAGCCGACGGAGCCTGCGAGGGCGTCCAGCCGGTCGTCGTGCTTGAGGGATTTGCGTTCTCGCGTGAGCTTGGACAACTGGAAGAACACGGAGTACGTGCTCCGCTTCGCCGGGTCGTAGCCCTCGGTCGTGCGGTCGTCCTCCTCCACGCAGTCCTCGCTGATGACGAGGGAGCCTCGTCCCATGATTGGTTCGAGGATGCCGATGATGCGAGCCTCCTTCTGCCCGCTCTCGAACGGCTCGTCGATGGCAGCGACGGCGTACTTCTTACGCAGCACCGGGAGCCACACCTTGGCGAATGCGCCATGGCCCATGTTCTTCTCGATGCTGATGACGTTCGGCTTCCACTTGAGCGCGATGTCCGCGAGGGCTTCGAGCTGCGGCATTTCGTAGCCGCCCGGCACGCCGCCAACGGCGAGAACGTACACGGTCCCGTTGAGGAACGCAGTCACGGCATAGCCGCTCTCGTCCGCGTTGACGCCGCCACCCGCCGGATCCACCCGCATGTGGATGCCTTGGAACTCCGCCGTCTCGGGGCTGACTTCGTGCGGCCCCATCATCGTGAAGCCCTTGCCGCTCGACGTGAACGTGCGCGCCGCGCCGCCGCCGAAGCCTCGCGTGACGGTCAAAGGCATACGCCCGCCTACCTTCATCACGATTAGGTTCTCGGTCTTGAGCGGGAACCGCTGGGAGTCCGAGAGCTTCGTGGATAGCATGTACTGGAGCAGGAAGTACGACAGACCTTCTTTGCGCTGCTTCGCGAGGAGCTTCTCTTCGTCGAACAGCGCCGGGTCCGTGGGTTGTCCCATGTCGCCAAGCGGGCCTCCACCAAAGGCGAGGGACGGGTCGGATTCCAGCCTGTTTGCGATGCTCGGGGCCAGATGCTCTCCGTAGTTCGACATTTCCTTTGGAGTCGGGAACCGACCGGGCCAGATGCGCAGCGCGAAACCGCGCCCCGGAAGCGTGTTGTAGATGCTCTCGCTGGTCTGCGGAGTCCCGAGGTAGATGATTCGAGCAGGGACGCCGGGTCGTCCGGTGGCAATAGCAGAGAACTCGCGGCTGAGCGCCAGAAGTTGCTCGCGGGCCGTTGCGTTGGCGGAGTTCTTCGGGCTTTCGATGTCGTCCGCGATGATGAGGTCTGCTCGCTTACCCGGGAGGTTGCCTCCGATGCCGATACACGCCACTGCCGGGGACTTGAGTTCCTGTCGCAGCTCGTGATGCACGTCGAACGCCTCGACCGAGGTACGGTCGCCCGCGTTTCGGTCGGGCTTGAGACATTCCAGCGCAGGCACCGTAAGGATCAGTCGCTGCACCAGCGTTGCGATCTCGTTCGCCTGCTTGCCGCCTGCGGACACGATCAGGACTCGGTGGTCGGGGTCGTGGATCAGGCACCAGACCGCGAAGATCGCGGTGATAGTGGACTTGGCCTCGCCGCGCTGAGCCTGCACCATGAGGTCCGCAGGCCCGAACTGGAGGTAGTTCCCGATGTCGTACTGCATCCACGTCGGGGCGAACCCCAACACCGCCATCATATCCTTGAGGAAGACGGCGAACTGGGCGTAGTGCTTTTGCAGAACGCGCAGCTTCTGCATTCGGAGTGAGTTCGGACCTGCGTAGCCGCGCATCAGTTCGGTGCCCCCATGAACGGGATCGAGTCCAGCGCGGCCTGTAGGTCAGCATCGCTCGCACCGACGCCGGTGCTCAACGCCTTCGTCTCCGCAAGCTGGGCTTCCAGTTCGCCAAGGTGGTTGTCCTTGTCCACGGAGCAGGTGATCGTGTTGTCCTTGAGGAACTTGATCGCCGCGTTGATGTCTGCTGCTGTGCAGAGTTCCGCGTTCGCGATGCGCTCCTTCAACACCTTTGCCACG